CATGCTAGGTACTAATCAGCGTGAACAACGCTATGTGTATGACACCTGTTCCTCGTGCGGTGACACAAACGTACTCGTCTATGAACTTGATGAGAAGCTTATGTGCGCAAATGACTATAAAAAGTTAACTGCAAACATTAGGTTCGTACAACACTGTGATCAGTGTGATAGTCCAAGTGCTGTTCGGGATCCTTCCCACCGGCGCAACGAGTATCTATGCGGTTCATGTCACCAGAAAAATGGGTTTCTAGTTAGAACAAGTATCACCAAGAGAGCTCTCGTATCTCTTGCCTCGATCCTGAGGAAGACCGAGAAGATCGAGTGCTACGCCGCTAACTACGGAACCGAGTGTGATAACAACCTAAAACCTAGGTCTGCCTGGGGCGGAAAGATACTATGTAACAAGCATGGTAAAACTCCTCCTAAGCCGGAAAAAGGTAAGAAATCTTGAGCAGTACCACTTTGCTCAATATGACAGGCGAGCTAATCGCGCGTTCACCTGCCTAGCTATTACAGCGCGAAAATAAAGAAACTACGAAAGGAAGACCAGTGTCAACAATTACACCTACGCAGGCTGCGTCACTGTACACATCGGGTAAGTCCGTGGTGGAGGTAGCCCAGGAGCTTGGAATTACATACGGTAAGGCCCGTAAGCTAATACAGGAATCAGGCACCGAGATCCGCAATACCTCCGATAGACTTAAGGGTAAGACCCGAAAGGCTAAGTAATGAATAACCTGCTACTTGTCCTGCGGGAGCTAGCCTGGCCAGCCATAATCTCGGCTGGGTCATCTAGTATTGCCGTATTGGTGGCACTCAGTTCCCCTGAGAAGGGTACCTTGATCCTAGCCCTAGGGTTAGCCTCGGTATCATCGGCGTTGCTGGCTCTAAGGAGCTAGGACCCAACATATTTGGAGAAATGGGCACCTACGGGTGCCTATTTCACCTTTGCTATGGTATAGTTATACCCAATGGGCAAACAGCCCAGCTACGGAGAGACGGAGGACTGACATTGTCATCCCTTTTTATTTCCGGCCCTATGCAAGCGGTAGAGGACAGGCGCAAGCTTGAGAAGCATAGCGGTAGCAAGAAGCTTGGCAGAAACTTGCCAGGTTGTCCCATCCCTAACCTAAGGAGGCGAACTAGCGTTGCAAATCACAATACGTGGAATAGCAATGTCGACAGCGGCCTATATTACGGCACTAACGATCGGCGTGTTCATGGTAGTAAACATGAACGCAAGCTCGGCATCAGTACAACTTACGGATACACTTCCTACCCCTGCGGTAGTAACTGATCCGCTAGTTAAATATAAGGGAGTTAAAACTCTCGACAATGACCAACTCATCGAGTTACTCGGTGCGGTGGGCTTCAAGGGCAAGCAACTAAAGGTTGCCTGGGCGGTGACCAAGAAGGAATCAGGTGGTCGTCCTGTTGCTCACAACGATAACACCGGAACCGGTGATAACTCATACGGGCTGTTTCAGATCAACATGATCGGAGACCTCGGTGCGGACCGACGCGAGAAGTTCGGCTTAGAAACCAATAACCAGCTATTCGACCCTGTCACAAACGCGCAGATTGCGTTTCACATGACAAAGGGTGGTACGGACTGGGGATCATGGGGACTAGGTCCAAACGCCTACGACGGTACGGCGCATGAGCACAAGATCACCGAGCTCATGTCGGAGTTTCCCAAGTCAATAGGAAAGTCTTAGAGTAAGATAAACCTATGGACCAAGAAAACTTAGACATAAACAATATCCCTGCGGTAGTTGATGATAGCCCTACGGTGGTCATTGACATCCCTGCGGCACCAGCTCCTGAACCTGTAGAGGTTGAGGAACCTAAGCCTGTTGCAGTCGAGGAACCTAAACCTGAACCTGTAGTTATCCCTGAGGTTAAGCCTATCCCTGTGATAGCTAAGCCTGCAGAGAAACACGTAGTCGGTAACGGCGACGCAGATGATGTATACCTAGCCAAGTGTGTATACAAGAATATCTATGAGCGCAAGTCATTAACTATCCACCACCTTCAACGTCGCCTAGAGGAACTAGGATACAAGGACGTTATTGGCGACAGGGATGGATGGCTTGGAGAACTCACCATGATCTCAGTCGAGAAGTTCCAACAGGACAAAGGATTGGCAGCTACTGGAAAGGTAGACGCTGACACCTTTATGAAGATCTTTGAAGGAGATACAAACGTAAACGTCGTCTTATAATCTAAGACTTATAAAGGACCATGTATCGCAAGGTGCATGGTCTTTTTTATTGTAGATTTCTTAAAATATTTTTATCTTAGAAAATAGTTGGAGACGTTTTGGAAAGTCTCTCTCCCTATACGAGGCTGTCTCTCACGTCCAAGGCACTTAACCTTAAGGTATCAAATAATCCGAATTGTACATCATCTTATCGCCGCAAAATGTACACATCGGCAAAAGAGTATGATACGGTATCTACATGCATACTCCAGATCTGCCAAAGAGCGAGCAGGACCTGATCGCCACTCTGTCAAAGGAAAGTTTATGGAGAAGGGTCCAGGATCTTAGTGAGGCGGGGTGGACGTTACAGTCCATCGCCGATGCGTTTAATCCACCGCGCAGAAGATCAACGATTCGTTCCTGGGTAGTTAAGGATCTTCCGGAGACTGTTGTTTCCCTTGGGAACGTACCCGTTCCTCCTGTGAAGAAGCCAAGGTCCGTGAGACAGCGCCCTAGGTCTCCAGGAATTCCGCACGACGAGCAGTTGGTAATCGCAAGACTTTCACCGCTGGCACGACGCTACCGATCTCGAACAACTCCATCGTCCTCTTCCTTCACCGCGAATATTGAACTAACAAGTATCGCAGGACAACTCTACCTAAAGGGTGTTACCGTATCAGAGCTTGCCCGTGCGTCAGGAGTTACCTACCGTGCGATGAAACGTAGAGTAGATAGGGCACTTGCAGCATGAGGGTACTTCATGATCTATTTCCGGCGTTCATAACCGTAGTTCCACCAAACGTTGTCGACGACTTTAAGTCAGTTGCGGTGAAGAGTTCAGATCTTCCAACTGGCGCTCGTTATCTTGAGCGGGTGCGTATCGTCGTTACCTCGGATGACAAGGGCAACATAGTAATGGTCGCGGCTGACCACCACACCGGACCACGTTTAATTTTCTCAGAAAGACTTGCGGACCTTAACTGGTCCGGAAACAAGACGGATGACTCCCAGCTCATAACACAGTCTGGAAAGATCATCGCGTTTAAGTATCAAAAGGGCTGCAACTGCGGAAGCCGTCTGCGGAGCTGGAGCCCCTACCGAACTATGGACTCGATTAAGGACCCAACATCATGAACCTATACCATATAACACACATGTCAGGAATCACGTTTATCATACTTGCCCTGGCAATATTTCGACTAACTAGGGCGATTGTTTCTGACGAGATCTTTGCCTCCCTAAGAGATAAGATCTGGGATCGGTTTCCTCCGGAGACAAGCTACGTTGGATTTTTCTTCACGTGCGAGTGGTGCGTCTCAATGTGGGTTGCGCTTCCAACCGTGATCTTTTACGCAATAAATCCAAGTATCACTTTGCTAGTAGGGTGTATATTTGCCCTGTCGGCAGTATCAAGCCTTATAACCGCGCGCCTGGACCAGTAATGATCCAACGTTCCGTTAGCCAACGACGAGGAGTAACACGTGGCAGTATTTAGAAAAGATAAACCGCGCCGAGGACGTCTAACGTCTCGCCCGGTTAACAACGCCAAGCCTGTTCCTACTCAAGTTACGCTAATCACAAGCGAATCAAACTTTGCACAATCACTTCCATACTCTACGCCACGAGCAATGACGGCGGCTGCCGCCCGCATTCCTCTTAACGACAAGGGTGAGGTTGAACACTTTAAGCAACGCCGTGCCGGAGCCTCAAGCGACTGGCAAGGTGAGGCTTGGGAGTACTACGACGCGATCGGCGAGGTTAAGTACGCGTTTAACCTAGTTGCGTCCGTCGTCTCAAGAATTCGTCTCTACGCGGCGGCAGTTGATAACCCAGCGGAGACTCCAGTTTCAGTTCGCTCAAGTAACTTTATTGATCCTCGTCTTGCCGCCGCAGCTGAGCGTGCACTTGCAAGACTTGACTCCGCATACGGAGGACAGGCTGGTTTATTACGCGATGCAGCGTTAAATCTCTCAGTTTCAGGAGAGTGTTACCTAGTTCAGTTCCCTGCAAAGACAGGAACAGGAACTCCAGAGTCATGGGACATTCGCTCAACAGACGAACTACAGGTTGACTCAAAGAACGCATACATGATCATTCCACGTCGCGACGTAACGTCCGCAAGCCGCGGTGGAAGTACCAATGCAATTAAACTTCCAAACCAGGCGTTCGTTGGACGTATCTGGAGAGCGCACCCACGCTACTCTGAGGAGGCTGACTCAAGCCTAAGAGGTCTGCTTGATCTCTGTGCTGAGCTTCTACTTCTAAACAGAACGTTTCGTGCAACCGCACGCTCACGATTAAACGCAGGAGCTCTATATCTACCGGACGGCCTCTCAGTTGCCGCACAGGGAGATCCTGACTATCCTTATGATGATGAGAACGAGTTAAATCCTGGCGTAACTGTTGAGGAGGCTGAGGACGAGTTTGAGGATCAGCTCATCGACGCAATGACAACTCCGATCCGTGATGAGGACTCCGCATCGGCGGTTGTGCCTTTAATTATTCGTGGACCTGCAGAGCTTGGCGACAAGATTAAGCAGTTTAAGTTTGAGCGTTCATTTGACCCAGCACTTGCACAACGCGCGGATCGTGTACTAGAGCGTATCCTTCAAGGACTTGACGTTCCTAAGGATGTAGTAACAGGTTTAGCAAACGTTAAATACTCAAACGCACTTCAAATCGATGAGGCCTTATACAAGGCGCACATCGAGCCGTTGATGCTTTTAATCGCCGACGCGATCACGGTTGTTTACCTACGACCAGCGCTTATCGCATCAGGTTTTACCGAGGACGACGTAAAGCGTATCTGTGTCTGGTATGACCCATCACAGGTTGCAACACGTAATGACCGTGCGGCCGACGCTGACTCCGGATTTGACAGGATGGCAGTTTCAATGGAGGCGTGGAGACGAGCTCACGGATTCTCCGCCGCTGACGCTCCTGACGCGAAGGAACTTGCGATTCGTCTTCTTATCGAGAAGGGCGCCCTATCTCCCGAGCTTAGCGAGGCGATGATAAACGCAATATCTCCCGAGTTCATGAACAAGATCCGCGAGGTTCAAAACGCAGGATCACCTACTCCGATAACCCCCGAGATTCAACAGGCACTTGATGAGGCGGCAGGACTTACTCCTCCACCTCTAGATGAGACTGTGCAGGAACAGGAACAGGAGCAAACACCAGGTGCATAACGATAGTCATAAGGATCCAACCTCACAGGAGGCCGCGGACATTCTTCTTAAGATGGCCGAGCTTTACTCACGTCTAAAGGAAACACCTGCAGAGATTGAAGATATTGAAGAGACCATCATTCCAGATGACTATGAAGAATCTGATGATGCTCCTGAAGATGAGGTAATGATTAGATATGAAGACGATTGTATCTTCTGTGATGAGCTTGGCTGTGCATGTGAGAACTGTCCTTCAGGAGAGTGCCCTTGCCCTATTACATGCATGTGCCCTGCTCGCCTAGACGCACTAGGACCGGTTACCGCCGCAGGTAAAGGTCCTTGCTGGGAAGGTTATAAGCAGGTTGGCATGAAGAAAGGCAAGAACGGAAACATGGTTCCGAACTGTGTGCCTATCGATGCGTCAAATGCAACAGACGCAGAGCTTGCAGCATCTCGCCGCGCACCTAAGAAGGACCGGATCTACGGCTCAAAGAAAAATAAGCCAGGATCTGCGTCAGGTGGAAAAAGTATTCAATTTAGCGCTAAGGTTGAAAAGTCACTTCGCAACAAGGTTGAGGAGCACAACAAGAACGCCTCGGCTGGACGTAAGGCAACTCTTCCGATGTTAAAGGCAGTTTACCGCCGAGGATCAGGAGCGTTTTCATCTAGTCATCGACCAGGTAAGACTCGTGACCAGTGGGCAATGGCTCGAGTTAACGCATTTCTAAAACTTTTAAGATCAGGACGTCCCTCAAATCCAAACTACAAGCAGGACAACGATCTTTTACCTAAGGCGCATCCTAGGTCAAGTCGCGGTGAGGCCTCATTACTTCAACATGAACTTCTTGAGGTTGCACTTAAGAGTGCTGAAGAATACGGCTCTCCTGAG